CTAATACCAGCAAAGTTTTTTAACCGTTGTGCATCCATGGCGTTATAAATGTAAGGTCTAGTCACCTGCTCATTTCGAATGAGTGCCGAGTTACCATCAACGAATATCAGCGGTAGGTATGTAAAATCCTTCAGCTCTATATAATCAATAACCTGATCACCAATTAATCGGTATCGGCAAATAATATACTCTTCAGACCATCGAGTATTAACTACCGTAGGCATAACAGCACCCACATTGCCTAGCATGATCTGCTCTTGAATTTGCATCTCAAGTTGATCAAACTCATCCTTGGTTACAGTTTGACCATTGCTGAGTTTTAAAAGCTTATAACGAATCTTTTTCTTTTCGTAATAATCACACAGCATAATGATATCTGTCTGGGATTGCTGGTAGGTCCAACTAAAACCTTCCCCTTGACGCGTAAATGATACGGTGCTTAGGTCTACATCGGGATAATCTTTTTCGAACTCTTCCTTTGTTTTAGGAAAGAGCTCATAACAGAATTGGCCATCACCTTTATGGGACATCCTAGCCATAGGATCGAAACCACACAGTGTCGGATCGTACACTTGACCCAGGCGTATTTTCTGATCAAAAGTTTTATCATGCTCGTATTCTGTCCACAACTTCATAACAGAAAAACCACCAGCAAGCTGATTAGTGTATATCTTTGATTCAAATTGATCATTATTTGCGTCAAGCATAATGCCACGCAAGATTCCCTCGACGGCTTCTACCGTTTGAGGATCAGATTGATCGTTTAATGCTCTTACAGAAAATGATGGCTCTTGCTTGCTGAACTCACCACGAAGACGCGAGATGTAGGCTTCTAGAACATTAAATTCTAGTTCTGGTAACTGCTGAACTTCAAGAGTGCTTTTATCAGATTGTGACAAAGTAGATTTAAATACAAATTCTTTGCATTGCTCATAGCGCCTGACGTTTGAACTGAAATATTCATGAGCGTCTTCTATGTTATTTCTAACTCGCTCGTGAGCGTCTAGATACTTTTTCGCTATTGGTCTTGCCACGCAGTAAACCTCACATCTCGTTTCCGTGATGCGGCTCTGTTGAAATTTTGTAGCACTTCTTTTACTTTGGGATCCCGTCCATTGTATTGACTTGAAACAAGCTTGTCAATTAAACCTATGCGTATGGCGTCCGCGAAAGTATCAGCTATATCGTCGTTGCGGTGAGTATTATTAGCCGTAATTTTGGACATGTGGTCTATGCATTTAGCGCTGTGCCTCCCGTATGATGGTAAGGTGATGCGCTTTTCAGCTGCAGCAAACTGGCTTTCGAGGAAACGTTGAGTCTTTGAGGTTCGATCTCGCAGTATGTCATGGACTCTGAGTCCTTGCATCTGCTTCAATACTGATAGCAAAGTCGTACCCGTACTCTTTTTTTCAATGTAAGCCGATTTGGGCTTCACGGGATGACGCATGCACGACGTGTAAAAATCCATAAAAGCATCTTGCAAGTCACAAGGCTCAACCCATAGCTCTGCACAATCCAGCCAGTGTAAAGCTAGAGTTTCTGTTGTAGCTTCACCATGCTTAATGTAATACAAACCCCAAAATGAAAACACTGTTGCGTCATTATAAGTCTTGTTTGTCTCGGCTGTGTCCGCTGTTATAAAAGTGGCGATTATTTCTGGCTCTTTATCTAACAATAAAAAATAATCCTTCTTGAATATACCGCCCCCAGCTGGCTGCGGGTTTTGCTGATATTGACTAGCGGTCTCATAAGGATTCTTTCGCATCATTTCCAGAAGCATCTCAACTGAATGCTGGCGTTTAGGAGCCAATGCGTTGTTGTTCAAATCTAGAGCAGGCAATATGACGGTTTCCCATTCATTTCCTTCATTTTCAAGAAGCTTGCTTGGCAAATCTGCTTCATGAAGCCTCTGTCCAATGAATATTATGGGTGTCTGCCTTGGGTCATTGACCCGACTAATCAACGTAGACGGGTACCAATCACAGACAGCGTTACGCATGGTGTCTGATGTAATCTCAGATGGTTTATGAATATCATCTATGATAATGGCTCCTGCAAAATTGTCGGAGTTTTGTGCCCCTGCTCCGCGACCGGTTATTGAGCCGCCAGCCCCTACAGCGAAGACACTGCCCCCTGTATCGGTCTTAAAGTTGTCGACAGCTGAACTGTCTTTAGAAATTCTGGTATAAAATAGAGCTTTGTATTCGTGCATATTGAGTATTTGCCGGATAGCATGCGTTTGTTCACGTGCTACCGAATGACTATAGCTTACATAGAGAAAGTTGCTATGAGGAGCTCGTGCCAAACACCACGCAATCCAGGATATGCAGAGCTCTGTTTTTCCATAACGTGGCGGACAATTAATCATGAGCCGATTACATTGATGATTATATGCTCTAGTTAACGCAGTAGAAACCTCAGATTGAAGAGATGGACGACCAGGTGGTTCGTCAATGATGTACTCTTGCCCCTTTCTTAATTTGTAAAAGAACTTGGTAAATAAAAGCAAATTACCACGCAATCTTTCGCTGAGATCACTATTTTGCATATCCGGTTCTAACATAGGTAATGCTTACGAAGAATATCACGAATCTTGTCTTCAATTTGAAGAATCTTTGCATAGATACCGTTGTCTTTAGTTGTGTTTTTTTGTTCTTCAAATAAGTCCTCTATGTCACTAAGCAAGGACTCAATAAAATTAAGATTATTAAAGGCTTCATTCTTCACTGGTTTCTCCTTCAATGGATAAAGACAATCGTTCTTTGAGCTGATTCTCTTGCTCCAGTATCAACCGTCTAACGTCCGTAGTTGAGTGAGCATAAGGGAGTGTTTTGTGAGTTGCTGATAAGTAGTGAGGAGGTGCATCATGACCCTGCATCTTGTTTAGAATATTAATAGCCCCAAGCACAGCACCAGCGTTGACTGTACTCTTGTCGGGTGAACATTCACCTCTGAAGCTACGCATAATAAGGTCGTTGAGAAAATCTATCTTCTGCTCGCGTGCTGTGTGATATTGCGACCTAACTATATCAAGTTGCCATTCTATTTCTTGCTTGATGTCTTCGTCTTGAAGCAATCTAGTTGACGAAGTGTGCTTTGAGTATCCTGCTTCAATTAAAGCTTTTTTTGCATTATTTAAGCCATTTTGAACATATATGGACGCGAATTTCTCACCCTTCCAACGCTTTGCTGTGCGTTTTAAGGTCAAGTCCCGCCCTGTGCTATCCCTATCCTTCGGCATCCATCACCTTAGATTTATTCTTGCGCTTAGGTTTTTGTTTAGGCTTTTCTACCGTGCCCTTACCATTGCAAGCACGACAGCTAACACGAGATTGATGTTTCATGCAGCCAACTGCCCTTTCCTTAACTTTGCCACTACCCTGGCATCTATCACACAACTCTAAATTCATTTTTCCTCCGGTACTGGTTTAATCTTTAAACCTACGTCTGTAATTCTCCACTTCCCAGATGCAATAAAAGTTTTCATCGCTCTGCATTGTAAGCGCAAGGCCTCGCACGTCTTCACATGATGGCATCCCGTGCTGCTGCAGGGGTCAAACACGATCTTATGATGTCTTCTGGCCAGGTTTTGCCTCCCTAAAAAATTCTGACAGCGAATTAATAGCCACTCCTTCTTTTACCTGTTGCGTGGTGAACCGCAACAAAGTGTAACCAAGCATTGAGCACGCGTTGTATTTCAGGCAATCCAGTGGGTAACCTTTGTAAGATTGGTGCCGGCCTCTACCCTCCACCTCGAGTAACAAATTGTAATCAGGCCAGTAAAAGTCGACCCTCCACTTCCGGCCAGGATCAAACTGAAATTCGCGCTTTGGGATAGGCAAACGACAGCTGCGAATTTGAAGCATCAAAAGCTCCTCACCTGGTGAAACAGTTGATTTAGGTTTGCTGTCAGCCGTTAAGACGGAGTGTTCCAGCTTCGGAATTAGCTTTACTAAACGCTTTGGGAGTTGTGAAAATCGAACCATCAAACCACCGTAGCCAGTGCGGCCAGCTTAGGACCGTACTCTAGTGCAATGTCTAATGCGTCTCCTGCGTGAGACTTGGCCAATTCTGAAACAGTTGGTGCGATGAACTCATCAGCCGCCTCATGAACTATTCTCAACATATTTTGCATAGGCATAGCTTTTGCATAATCACTCAATTTTACTTTCGTTTCAGCCTTTTGTTTTCGGCATGACCAGCTTGTCTTCATAGACGTATGACTTTCGAGTAATTGGCAAGACGTGAGAAGGAGAAGTGCATGCATAGTAACTGTTTTTGTGTAAAGTCCCAGGCACTTTGACTTTATTTTCTTGCTAAGATCATCATCTTCAGGATCTGATGAAAATATAGACAATCCTAAAATAAAAGCTGCCGCGTCTATCACAGATCTGCCGTCTCCAGACATCGATATTCTACCCTGGCTCATTGAACCTGTTGCACCTGGGCTATCATCAGGTGAAGTTGGCATCGTATTAGCTCTTTCTCTCGGCATCTCTTTTCTCCATGATTCTGCGTTGATAAATGGGAATGTAAAATCTCAAAGCTGTTTTTTCGTTAACAGTACGAATATTTGATTTTAGCTTGTTTTTGATCAAATCTCTACATTCTTCGAATGATTGTACATATATTGTACATATATTAGTCGAATTACTGAACCCTTGGGACAAAGCTGTCTTAGGTAATAAATAAGGCGCGTAGTCGAAGGAATCAGTTTTCTTATCCGTAGATACCTTTTTCGTATTTCGGCGTCTCTCAGCGAAGATCTGGGCCCTCTGGAGCCAAGAACTAAAGATGGTATCCCATTCATCAAACCTAGATCCTTTCGTTTGGTTATATTTAATAAATTTTTGAACCTGACGAGATAAACTGAGCTTAAGGTCTGAACAGAGTTGTATGTTCACTTTATTGGGATGCCAGTCTGAGGGTATTAAAGTTTTCAATGGCTGGTCTTCGTTGCTGTACATTTTATCCTCACTAGTTATGCACATATCCCCAGAGAGTGTAACGCCCCCGGAGGGTATTATATTATATCTGTCTCTTATACACATCTGACGCTGCCGACG